GTTGATTTCACAATCTGAGGTAACGAACTTCTCAACGTTTTTCGATCTGTGGAGAAACCATGGGGCAAAAACTCCACCGGGGACCGTACGCGTAGGGAGTCACCCTACTGCGCACCCGTTGCAGCCTTAGCGGCTGCCGCCTGTCGTTGCAGATCTGCGAGTCTGATAACGACCTTCCTTCCTTGCCGAGAAGGGCCTCGTTGGCTTCCACGACCACGTCTGGAGACATTAGCATTTGACTGAGTCAGTCGTTGCTTGTCCGTAGCAGACATGTTCTTGCGATTAGCCTGACGAGATTTTCGGATGTAGTCGCCAGTCGTACGAACAGATCTGGTGGCACCGGCCACCAGAGGTCCGTAAGGGCCAAAACCAACGTTCAACATTGGTTCAACAAACCTCATCGCCCGCGAGATCACATCCCAGATCTTGCCAAGGTCATTGAAGTCTGCGGGGTATCCATCTTTTAACTCCCGGGCCACGGAAAAATACGTGTCGAGAGCCAGCTTGTCGTATGGAGGGGACAACTTAAGCTGTGGGGCCAAACTGGATGATGGGGACACTTGCATTTCTACGCCCATCCGAACGTAAAATGTGTAACTTGTTTGAACCGACAAGTTGCGGGCACAAATGTGTGCAAAGGTTCCATTCATCATTGCGGTTGTCACAAATGCCTGCATCGGTGTCGTAAAACCACCGTTAACAGGCACCCATGTAGAAGGCAGTGACACCAATGGAAATTGGTCAACCTGAGAATTGTGTAGAGTGAAGCATCCAGGGTTTGTTGTGAAACTACCATTAGGGTAGCACACTGAATCTTCCTCTGACAACCAATCTTGGCAAGTTTCAGTCAACTTTAATGGCACATAAGCCCCCTCACGCGAGCGGTTTATGTACGCATTCGGCATCGACTGCGATGTAATGAATGATGGGTGGTCCTCTGCTGTATACACGACACCCATAGGTGCCGCGATAACAGTGGATCCAGTAGCCATACTCTGAGACAAAGGTATCCGGCGTGGTGACACCGGAGGCTGGGAAACTGCAATCGTACCCTGATTCGCCAAATCAGGGCCGTCTTGATACACAGTAACAGACATGTATGCAAGACGCCAACGTTGCGCCATAGCAATAAAGCTAGCGTATTTGTCGACGTGCAAAGCACCATCTATCTGTGGGTTCATCAACTGCGTCTCGAGTCCTAGTGGTACAATGTTGTCACGAACGTCAAAGTACATCGGGGCAATGACATGAGGCAACAAACAAGCGTCGAACTCCCACGACCCAGCAGCTGCAGGGTCGCATCTCAGTGTGTGAGTGGCTTGATAATTCATCAGTAAGCTAGGTACTGCAGAATGATCAGGAATTCCTCTAACCTCGGTAAGAGGATCAGAAGGATGCAAAGCTTTAACACACCAATCAGCACCTGAACTTGAAACTCCAAACTTTCCTGCGGTTCTTCCATCAATTACTCCTCGTAAACGCTGCGTCATCAATTTAAACCCGTATCTGATTTGGCGCGCACGGGTTCAAACTGCTGAAAGCATCAAAAAACATGCTCCCATGACAAGTATTGTCGAGTCAGCACTTCAGGGTCGACAGACCTTAACAGGCCTACAACACTGGGATCCGACAACGACAACACCCCGGCCGCAACATACTCAGCTAGGCGGTGACGAAGCGCCATAACTGCTATGTTGTACCGCTCCTCGTCTGCGAAGAACAATTGGGCCAAACTCGCAAGTTTGGCGATGTGGTCGATAGGCTTGCGGCCCTTCTTGTCACAGTGTAGAGACGCCAGTGAACGACGTCCGACTAATGAGTACAAAAGGACTTTCAAACCATGGATTTTCTTCCACACCCCCTTGCAACCAACGAACGTGAGCTCCAAAGGCGACCGACTCGTGAGACTTTCGAACTCAAGAAAAACTCCACACGAACTGTAGGTTTCATCTATGAGCTCTGGTGCAAATGTGTCGGAAATCGTGGACCAAATGATGTCATCGCCACAAGCATAAAACAACAAATCTGCTATGAAAGCTTCGATAGTCATGTTATGTCTGAAAGCGTGAATTGACATGAGAACAATGTGACCGAGAGAATTGTCAGTTGAAGTATTGTAATGACCAGAAGGCTGGCCAAAAAGACGGAAAACGTTCCCTTGAACGTTGGTCACTCCGCAATACATCTGACAATAGTATCGAAACACACGCTCCTTATCAGCTCCCAACGAACGAAAACAACAAAGTATTTGAGCAACAAAAACTTGGAAGTTCGCGTCCCATCGAGAACCGTCGGCTGCGTAACATTCTCCACCGTGCTCCATCAACTTGCGCAACATTCGAGGAAAGTCTTGTCCAGGAGAACAAAACTTCACAAACACAGGACTTTCAAGAGTACGCATCAATAGTTCATTTTGATTGTAGAAAAGTCTGCAACCTTCAATGTAACTTGACACGTCCTGGGGACGGAAAAATCGTGCATCTTTCCCTTGCTCTCTTAATTCATCTTTAAGAGTAGAACCTATGACAGAAGTGTATGCTGCATAGTATTCCTCAAGGCCAGTAAGACCGAATTTTTCCAACGCTTGACCCTTAGATGGAGCACCATACATATTCCAAGGAAAACCGGAAGTCTTCTCGGAATGTTGTTTCAACTCTTCTAGCACAACTGCATCTGGAGCTAGTTGGCTATGTTGTGGAAGAGTAGGAAACAGGTACATGAGCACGTCCAACGCAAACTGTGCCTCTTCACAAGACACACATCGCTGCTCGTGCTGGAACTTCGCAACACCATTCCACAATGAATACTCGTCCAGTGGTGCGGGAATGTACTCTTCCCACTGGGCGGAGAGAGGGTATTTACTGATGGGTAGAGGAAGTCGAGGAAGATGAGCTTCCACGACCAGAGTTATAGTGTTGGGGACTGGCGCTGCGCGTGATGTGCAGCGATCGTCCAAGGGGGGCAACACGAGCTTCAACGGTTGCAGTGCCATTATGGGTAGCGGCAGCAACCCCTGGTGCACGAAAAAACTGCAAGTCGATATCAGAAAACGAAACTCCTTCTCCGTTAGCATGATGTAGTGCAATAATTTCACCTCCTCCTCCGTCAGCATTCGCTTGCAACACAATTGGGCATCCACATGATCCTAGTTCAGTGGACAGATCGTAGGTAACAACAGAACCATCAACACCGGTAACCGTCCCAGTGGATGTTTTCTTGTTAACTGGATCTACGATGGAGATGCGACGACCAATCATTGACTTGTCAGCTTTAACAAACTTCTTTATTGCAACAGGCTTGCATGGTCCTTCACACGTAGGTGTAATGGGAATGTAGCACAAATCACCGGAAAGCTTGCACACCTTGAAATTCCCTTGTAACTGAGATTTCCCAAGGTACGCGTAACGCTTAAGAGCATGGTAAGTTGTCAACACACCATTTGCAATGCGCACGAAGGCGTTCACAAGTTGCTTTTGTTCGTCGTAAATCAAACCAGTGTCGTAGAGCGGGAAAGGTAAATTGGATGCATTGATTGACTCGAGCTGTCCTTGTTTCTTGAGGTGATCACAAAGAACTTGGTAAGCCCGATCAATCATGTCTGACGAGACCTTAGCGAACATACCATGACTCTCTATCATCAAGGCAGCGATCCGACCAGCCAGCGAGCGAGGACAGTTCAGATATCTTTCGATATTCTGAACAAGATCAGCGTGGTATTCGTCGCGTAATTGACGAACTTCACCATCGGAGACACCAGCGCGTTGTTTCTCTTCTGTTGTTGCAGGGTTTGTCATTGCTTCAATGTTCACAACTACAGGAGTAGTGACCTTTTGAACAACCGGCTTGGAAACTACAGGTTCAATCACAGTAGCGTGATCTGCAACAGTGACATCAGCGGCAAAACGAACCACGTCACGAGCGGCTCCACTTAAGGAATAAGGCACTAGTCGAGACTCACACACAGGTCGCTTAGGTCGCGGAATAACGCCTACTGCATCAGGGCGAGTAAGAACAACAGCACCCTTAGGCAAGGCTTCAGTCGCAGTCGATCTTTTTGCAAGACGCTTTTTCTGTGCGCGAGTTTTACGAGCTTCAACGGGTTCATCGTCTATGTCTTCGTCAACAATCAAACCCCAGTCCAATTCACCATTGGCCATACGAGCTATGTCGTCCATTGGAGGGAGCGGAGCTTTAACCACTGCAACAGTGACAGGTACAGTGTAGGTCTTCTTTTGGTTTTCTACATAATACTTACCACCCTTATCAGTGCCAAACTCCACGTCTGACCGATCATAACGTTGATCATATTGGTCCTCTTCAGTTACGTCAGATTCGATGTACCTGTGACGAGGGCGGCCATGTTGATTTGGGAAAAATCGCTGCCAATTACCGCGATAAACACGGTAATCGAAATCATGTCTGCCTTCAAACTTGGAAACGTGCTTGACTTCGTCACCATACACTGCAGCTGCGTCAAGGAAATCACAGTGTCCTGCAGACCAGGCATACATGGATTCACTTGACACCAGCCAGTCACAATCGTGGCGTTTCAAAGAGTCAAGAGGACTCGTTTCTGTCGCTTCATGCTGAGTACGAATGACACGCATGATCACCTTACGCGGTGTCCAAAATTGAGGATCTTCAGTAGGACGAGACTCGGCAAATAACTTCGCCATGTCACTCTCAGGGTCGTCTTCAGGCTCTCGTTCTTGTTGAACATCACCTGCGGGCTCTTTTTCTTTAGCTTTCTCCTCCTCATGAACAACTTCAGGTACTTGTTCTTGTTGAACATTGCCTGTAGGCTCTTTCCCTTTAGCTTTCTCCTCTTCATGAACAATATCAGCTTCTTTGTCTTGAGCTTCCTTTTCTTTCGCTAAGGCAGTATCATGTTGGGCGTCAAGACGTTCCTTGACAGACCAGTACATATCAACGGCAGCTTGTCGATCAGCAACACCGTCTTTGGTGCAAATGAGTCTCACTTGAGTCCAGATATCATCATCGCGTGTAGCACGACGACGTTCTTGTTCTTGGCGTTCACGGAAATCTTCCTGTACTTCTTCACGTGACGGAGCTGCCAGTGCTTTACGAAGAGGGTGAAATGCAAAACTTCTTGATCCGCGAGAAGCGGTTTCAAGCAGTCGTAAACGCTTACGTTCTTCGTTTTTAATGTATTCTTGCTCAGCAGGCGATAAAACGCTATCCGGTTTTTCCATCGGCAATTTTTCTCCGTTGAGCATGCGTCTGTGTTCTTCAGCTTTAAACTCTGCAGAAACTTCGTCCAACATACCACCTCTTTTAAATGGCATGTCAGCTTCTTTATGAACGACGTAAGGATTAGGGATCAGTCGGCGGGCTTCGTATATCACAGCATCAGCCGCATTAGACATGCGACGATACCAGAAACTCCATGCAATCACTTGGAATGAGTGCAGCATTAGATACGCTGACACCCAGGGACAAACAAACATCACACAAATGGCGATAATCCACCAAATCCATTGTGAAAACGAAAAATGTGAACGCCATTTGTTGGCAAGAGCTTCAAGATTACGAACATCAGCATTGCGATTGTCCATCGTGGTAACTTCCACTCGCGATATTTTAAAGCGGATGGATAGCCAACGAACTAATGCAAAGCCTTGGTAAAACGGAAACAAGATGACACTCATCACCGCAATTGACAACACTAAGTAATAGTCCATCAATGTATGAGACGCCATCCAAAGTGTTATTCTAGCTAAGTAGTAAACAATAGACATCATCCACAAATACCAATTAAACAAGGTAGTTGTCGTCCATGATATTGTGGGTACTTTTAGACACGCATCAATGGCAGTATTCCACTGTGCAAAAACGAACGTATAAAACCGCTCAGTAGCTAAACGAGTTTGGAAAACATTGGCTAGAGCAAACTTGTTAGGACAGTGAAAAACAGACTGCACAATCTGACGACGTGCTATCTGACACTCTTCTTCTACTTGCAACGAGGTCAACGAAACATTAAAAACTGAGATCACATCTTTTTCAGGTATGTAAGACTGGTAGTGCATAGCTTCTAATTTAGCAACGCAGTACTGAAGTACTTCTCTAGGACAAAAGAGGACCAGTGGTAAGTTCTCAAATGCGTCGTAACCTGGGTCATATGGCAGTGACAAATAGTGCCGTGGAGTGTAAGTTAGCTTCGTACTACCACAGTACCATGAGTAGTCATCGTTTACACAGTCTACTGCAAACTCTTTGGCTTCCATTGTCCAACGGACAATGCGCGGGGAGAAGAAAAGCACTAGGACAACGCTATAGAAAAAAGCGGCACAAAACACAGCTCGGATCAATCGAATACCCAAAAAGTGGGTCCAACTCTCTCGAACGTTAGGTGGTACATCTACCACGGGGCGAGGCAACTTTTGTTGCGGAGCGTGCTGCGTCGTTTTCATCAAATTCGTTTCCAATTAATAGCGATCAGTTCAGGACAAGTTCAGATAATTCTATAAGAA